CTGCACGAAAGTTAAGACCGTTCCTAAACGGACAAATCGCTGCTACGGCCCAATGGTCAGAAGACCTTCGCAGCAGCGGTCGGCTTCGGGCGCACGATTACCCCCAACCAAAACACCTGGTTGACAGCGCCAGTTTTACGTGCTAACTGGAAACACTCAACCTGCTACAAACCGGCAGAACGGTAGACGTAGCCACGGCATCGTACCGTGGCCCCTCCTCACACCATTTAGGGGGTGCCGCAAGATTAATGCGGTCTTTCATAGGGACCCAAACGCGATCATTAATCGCGCACAACGTCAACGATCTCCCACGTGACGTCGCTATAATGTTCAATGTTGCCTGATGGCGTCAAGCGGTACTTACCAGTATCATCCGCATCAATACACGCGGGATAGGTCGCATTGGCCGTAGGCGCCACAGTCGACCGAATGCGACGCAAACGCGTTACAGCAACGCTCGGCTCACAACACTCACCGATACAGATCGCGCCACCCAAAGCCCGCGGCAAATCAGTATGCACGCGCAACGCGGGCTCCGGCGACGGCGCTGCGATTCGGACACGCGGTTGTGATTCGCGCTCGGCCTTTTGCAAAGCAGTGGTAAGCGTTGCTAGCTTCCGCGCCAAATCCGCAATTTTATAACCGGTCGACGCTGTCGCAGGAACCGCAGTGACGCGACACTCCAAACTGACTGTCCCACTCGTGGCACTGATGCCAGCGACGGTCAAATACGCAGGGTTCAAAGACGACGTCTGACCACTACACGTCATGACACACGTGAAAATAAAAGACGGCGATTGGTTAATGTTGAACTGCGTATTGCCTGTGCCGTCGGTGACAAGCCCCGAATTCGCGGAACCGCCGTCGGCAGTAGCACTGACGGCACCCGTGAAACTTGAAGTGTACGTTCCACGGATTTCCACCAAAAAAGTACCCGGCGTAAAGAAATACAACGTATCGCCGATCGCCCCGGTGAATCCACTAGGTGTAACCGGCAAGGGACTCTGGTTCGCGCCAAAGCCGATCCAATTGCCCGACGTCATGTAGTCGGGCGGACCGACACTGGAAGGCGAGCACCCGGTCGCCAACCCCAAACCGCCCGAAGACACCTGTTTACATGTCGATCCCGGCAAACCCACGCCGCCGTTGGCATAATAATAGTTGGCAGATGAGCCAATACGCGGCGCCCGGAACCGAATCTTGTAACGAACCCAGATCTGGCCAAAAGAATCACTGGTATTCGATTGGTTTTGGAGGAACGCCATAAGCCAACCCGCCGAATACGCGTGCGGCTCAAGCGTATTAGGTTGAGAAGTACCGTTGCCGGTGAAATACCACTTATTGGTGTCGAATTGCAAAGGGACCTTAATACGCACAGGCTTCCACGTGTCCTGGACGTCACTAGCCGGCAACGTCGACGCGATCGGCATAGTCCAGGCCCCCTGCGAACCGGTAGGTAGATCGGCACCTGGTGCATAAGGCGATGACACATCTGCATCGTACGCCAACATGACGCCCCCACCTGCGTTACTGCCGGTAAGCGGTTTCCACAAGAGCTCGACGCTAAGCCACTGGTACTCCTGAAATAAGCTCGCAAACTGGCTCAACATCGGAAACAACGACGCATTACTCGGGCTCAACACCCAAGAGTATTGTGGCGTACTCTGACCCGTGATGCCGACGGGCGAGCTCAACACCATCTCATCTTCATCCAGCGGATACGGTTTGCGGCCGTACGGCCGCATCCGCGTCGAGCCTTCTCCCACCGCCGCAGGAGCCGCATTCATATTCGACACAACATTACGCGTACGCGCCTTCCGCTTCGGCATAACCGCAATGACGTGTTGCGCGAATTTACGCGCACGCTCACCGGCGCCCTTGAAGGCCGCAACCGGGTTGCGCTCCTTACGCTCGATTTGGCGCTCGAGTTTGCGCATTTGTTTTTGATTTTTCCCACTCATGGTTGATTGAATGGCACTGCCGAAAATACACGGCGCAGCGGTGTCTCGTGCCACCTGAATGGGCAACCTAAGGTTATCGTAGGGCCTGCTCGAAACGCAGCCGTCGACCCCGGCAATTTCACGCCCACCAACACCGCATGCGGTCAATCCTAAAATTAGCGCGACGGCAGCGAAGCTCGCAATACAACGGTTTTCACACCGGGTCGCAATAACTCGCCTCTTGCGCGGACCTGAAACAGTACCCCGCGCCTTCTGACCTACATATGTCGACGCTGTCGCGCGCCCTGGCTCAGCTGATTCGCACTGGCCACCCCTAAGAATTTTATACTTGCCACTCGGTCGAGGCGCCGAGGGTTGCAAGTTATCATCCGCCTCAAAACCCGCGCGCGGCCAAACGGACGGCGCGTTACAGTCGACGTCAAACAAGACGTCACATATGGGCGGGTACACGCTCCCGCGCTTCATTTGCGCGAGACCCAATTCAAGCTCATTTTGCATAGCAGGCGTCCAGCCATACACGCAGTAAAGGTTGTACGCAGTTCCGTCGCCAACCCGGCGCTTGCGACGGAGCACATGATCAGCAAGATAATGCTTGCGGTACCATTGCTCATAGCGGTGAATTTTTTGGCCCGGCAATTCACGCACGACGGTCAACTCGCGTAGTCGCCTAATAACGCTACTAATCGGCGCAAAACAGCCGACGAGTAACTCGAGACCCGCTAACACGCCTAATAAGACCGAGTCGGCGTCGATGGCCGGCGCGTCGACAATATAACCCAACTTAGCAAGGACGCGACCCGGCTTCGGCAACAACCGCCAGAGTCCGTCGACAAAACAAAATCGGTTACTACAAAACTCGACACGGTCTTTACTCGAGCGGTAAACCGCCTTACTGCGAGCCCCAGCGTCTGCCACCCAATGCGCCCAATCAACAGGCGGGCCCGTATGCGAAGCGACGAAGTCATCACCCGCTACGACAACACGCAAATTAGCGCATGCATAGTCAAAACCACACCCGCGCTCCTGACAGAAAGCGTAGACGTGCACAACAGCGTTGAACAAACTATTGAACAACGACGTATACGGGTCACCCGACTTACGTGTCCCCCGCACGCTATACTTTGCGCCACGCTGCGTAAAACCGTGCGTCTTGACGTTCGCGCGCATGAGATCGCGTACGGCGCGCGGCGCCCCCAGGTCACGCGCGATCGCAACTTCCTCACGACACCACTCTTCAGTCATCGACGCATCGAACTGCTCGAAGTCATCCTCCGCCCAAATATCGCCGGGGTTCAAAAGCGCCTCGACGTCGTCGGCACTCAACCCACTGGCGAAAGTGAAGAACTGCTTGATTCCCGCAGTTTTCTTGAAGCGATGCTGTAGCGCTGCGATCCACGGTCCCACCAAAACGATAAATTCGGGTTGCGCACCTTGTATCAAACGCGGCGCCTTGTCTTTAAC